GGAGTTGATGTTAGTCAAGGTAAAATTCACCCAGTCCCTAGATGAGCCTAAGGACCGAATTGATATAGATTTGCAAGGCCTGTTATGCTATATGGACAAGTTTTTAAACTTATCTAAAATCGCCGCTCTGAACGTATGTTCAAATACCCCGGAGAAGTATTACTCCGTTTATCATCACATTAGTGATGACGAGCAACAAATTTTACAAACCAAAATTTCATGCAGTAAATTTCCTACTCAAAACATGTATTTGCAAGAGTGTAAATTAAAACTATGTGATACATTACCTGAAAGTGATGAATTGTTTTGTCGTGGGATACGAGATTTGGAATTACAATCCTTCAATCTTGATTTTGTTGGACAAATATCGGAACGCTTTCAAAACTATATAGGTAACATATCACCTTCCACACAAACGTTTGTTAAGGATATCTTTTTTACGTTGGCGTGGGTTTTGGGACGTCTACCTAAAGTCCAAGACTTTCAAGATGTTTTAGCTATTGGTGATTACGTTACTCGTATACATTTTAACAAACCTATTGGTACTTTCATTTTCGATACTATTTTTGATTTTGATTCCAATGGTGTAGCACAATCTTTAGATTGGACAGTCCTGAAGGATTTGGTGTCCTCCTACGAGGCACTTAGAACCCATCCAGCTGTTATAAAATTCATTAAAGTAATTTCACTTGCGTTCTCTGGTGGTATATTAGAAACCATGGGAATACACGCTAATGTTGGTGATTTATGGAAAATGATCACAGAGACAATGACTCGTATTATGGGTCACACTGATTTTATTGCAGCTGTGGTTGATCTTGTACAATTTATTGGCGAGCGAATATCAGCTTTTTGTGTTACTCGATCTTGGCATTCTCTTGTTCAAACACCCACTACTTATAGTAACTGGGTAGATAAGGCTTTTGATCTTATCGACAAAAGTGCAGCTATCCCTAATCCCGATGCAATAGGTATGGATTATCATGTTTATGTGAATGATATAATTCAAACCATTGCGGATGGTGAGGAGATTCGCAGATATGTAAAATCTGGGGATGCCAAAGATAGTGTTGCTTCAACATTATCGAGATTGCGCCGCATGTATACGGATATTATTATTCGTGATGCTGCCGGTGAATTTCGTATGGCACCTTTTACTATGCTCACATGTTGTGGATCTAGTAAAGGTAAAAGTTCCTTCAATGATACATTGAAAACTCACTATGCTAAGATGTATAACAAACCACTTGGTAAAGGTTTTATATATTATAGAACTCCAGCCGAACCTCACTGGAACGGATTTAAAAGTTGTATGTGGTGCACTATCATAGAAGATGTCGCTGCTGTTAATCCTAATACAGCGACAAGTGACCCGTCTAATGCTGACACACTGTTGATGATAGGTAATACAGGATTTAGCCCACCTCAGGCTGCAATTGAAGATAAAGGTCGCACTCCTTTTAAGTGCGAACTAGTTTTAGCTTCCACTAATACGAAAGATCTTAAGGCTCATTGTTGGTTTAATAACCCTCAAGCTATTCGACGCAGATATCCTTATGTTGTGAATGCGCAACCAAAGGAACCATATCGTAAGCCAGGAACCATGATGTTAGATCCTAGTAAGGTACCAGTTACTCTACCTGGACACTACCCTGATTTGTGGGATATAGTTGTTGAGGAAGTAAAGGTGATGCCGGATGAGACCATTTCTATGGTGGAGATTCTTGTTACTGATAGCATTTATGTGTTTATTCAACACTTTAATAAGTGGGTGAGTGATCATAGAGCTGGACAAGCTTCATTACTACAATCTATGGCTAATGTGGCCCAGGTTGAGTTGTGTCCGGTGCATCAATTACCCTCAGTAGTGTGTTGCCCTGGACAATTGCAAGTCCAAGGTGACGAAGAAGATGATAATCTTGAAAGTCAAGGATTAAGTCTCACCAGTAAGTTGGTACTTGGGGGTGCGGCCACTGTTGGGGTCTGTGCTGCTGGGAAATTCTTTGCTGGTTGTGCAGGAGATGTTCTTGTGCAAGATCCATCATTAATTGCTCGTCCTGCCGATCTCGTGAGTTGTGCAGTATTTAGAGCCAAGCAAAAGGTAGGCTGGTATTTTAATAATAAGGTTG